GACGCAAATCGCCACGATCAAACAGGGAATCCAGTCCTCCCTCACCGGGGGAATCGAGCAATTTTTCGGGAGTCTCGTGAGCGGCACGCGGAATGTGGGGCAGGCGTTCAAAGGACTCGCGGCGAGCGTGATCGACTCCCTCGCGAAGATGGCCGCGCAGATGGTCGCGCAGCTGATTCTCACGAAGCTCTTGAAGTCGGCGCTCGGCGGGTTCGCTGGCGGCGGTCTGGTACCGGGCGGCTCCGGCGGCGGCGGAGGAGCGGCGTTCGCCGAAGGCGGTCTCATCAAGGGACCCGGCGGTCCGAAGGCAGATTCGATCCCGGCGCGAGTCTCCGCCGGTGAATACATCGTGAAGGCGGACGCCGTGTCGAAGTTCGGTGTCGCGAATCTGGAGGCGATCAACCGCGGTCTACAAATTCCGAGCGTGGAGCATCTCGCGCTCACCAAGTTCAGCGAAGGCGGTCTCGTGGGGAACGTGGGCGGCGGCGGAGCCGGAGTGTCCACTCTAAACGTCGGCATCGGTCTCGACGAGGGTCTCGTGCTGAAGCATCTCTCTTCGAAGGCGGCGGGAAACATCGTGCTGCAGCATCTCACGAACAATCCGAAGGCGGCGCAGAAGGCGCTTTCAAGGAGCAGCTAAATGAGCGTGAAAATCGGGAGCGCCACGGACTACGGCGATCTTCTAAACCAGCTGGACACTTTTCTCACTGGCACCGGGCAGGCGCTCACTCCATCGTTCGTCGGCACAGGGAACGGCACCATCGACGCGCATGGCGGCTCCGCGAGCGTCGCTGAGGTCATCACCGTCACGTTCACCAGCGCGACGGCGTTCAACGTTTCCGGTTCGATCTCCGGCGCGCTCGGCTCCGGCACCGTCGGCACGCTCTTCACGAACTCGAAAGCGGTCCTCACGATCACCGCCGGTGGGACGGCGTTCGTTGCGACCGACGCATTCACTTTCGCAGTCACGCCGCCGTGGACTTCCCTCCGTCGCGTTTCCGCTTCCGAGATGATCTGGCAGGCTCCCGGCAACGGCGGACTCGACCAGATCATCGTGGGCGCGAAGACGTTTTTCAGCGTCGGCGGCGACTACTACAACTGGCGGCTCGGAGGGTTCAGCGCGTACAACTCCGGGTCTCCGTTCAACCAGCAGCCATCCTTTCCCGGCGGCGCGTCGCAGGCGCACTCTTCGCCGGTCCTGAATCTCTGGAACTCCACGATCCCGTATTGGTTCATCGCCAACGGGCGTCGCGTGATCGTCATTGCGAAAGTTTCCACCGTCTACGCCTGCTGCTATCTGGGGTTCTTGAACTCTTACATGGCTCCCGGCGCTTTCCCTTACCCGCTCGTGGTGGGCGGCTCGATGTGCTGGACTTCGAACTCGGAGCCAGCGGCTGGAGACACGAGATGGCGCTGGAGCTACAGCGGCGCGGAGATGCGAAACTTCGCGATCCCGCACGACGGTGTTCTCAGCAGTCCGACCGACTCACAACTTCTTTTGCGGCTCGCGAGCGGCAGCTGGCAGGGATTTTGCTCTTCGAGCGGAGACCAGACGTTCGGGCAGGTGTGGCCGTATGCCTACGTGGACCGATCCGCGTGGGATTGGAGGCCGGACCTCGACGGCGGCTATTCCCTGCTCCCCATCGTGCTCGCAGACGTCACGCCGAACGTGTACGGCGAACTCGACGGCGTCTATGCGCTCACCGGGTTCTCGCAGGGCGCGGAGAACACCGTCACGATCAACGGCGTCAAGAATTTGGTGGTGCAGAACGTTTTCCAAAACACCAAGAGCCAATTTTTCGCGGTGCGGCTGACTTAGGAGAGAGCGATGGCCTATCAAACAGGGAGCGCGAGTTCGTCGACCGACCTACTGCAAAAGCTCATAACTTTTCTAGTGGCGAACGGCTGGACGCAGGACCGCTCCGCGGTGGAAGGCTCCGGCTGGACGGTGACCGCGCATCTCGGTTCGAACTACGTCAACCTCCGCGCCTGTGAAAACGAGGCCACGCCGTGGCAGGTCGGATTCACGTCCGCCCACTACGGCATCCACATGTATCTCGGGACCGGATTCAACAGCGGGAACACATGGAACGCGCAGGCTGGCGGTCCAGTGGGCGCGTCATCGAACCCCGTCGGCGTCGGCATGCATCTCTCATCCGGTCCATTTTCCAACTACTACTTCTTTTGCGATCCGAGCGGCGACAACGTGGTGGTGATCTGCGAGAAGACTCCGGGTCTCTTCGTTCATCTGGGTTGGGGCGCGACGTTCAGCAAAGCTGGCACCTACACCGGCGGCGCATATTTTTTCGGGTCCTCTTCCGGTTACTACACCAGCTTCGGGACGGCCGGGGCGAACACTCCCGGCTACACTTCGTCGAGCGATTGTCCCGGCGTGACCACAGATCAAATCGGGGGCGCTCCCGCCTTCCTGCGCGCCGACGTCGACTCCTTCACCGGAAAATGGATTGGAATTTTCGGGCAGAACACGGGAGCGAATCAGGGAGACCAGGGGAAGCACGGCGAGAGTTCCGTTCGCGCGACGAACGGCACGACTCAGACCTTGTTTCCGGTGTTCGCTTACTCGACGGTCACCTACCAATTCCAGTACGAGCAGACGAGCCAGCAGGACTCTCGCGCGAATCTTCTCCCGATTTTTCTCTGGGCGAACCGGGACTCGACGACGACCGGCTACTCCCTGCTCGGCTCCATCCCGAATGTGTTCTTTACGAACGGCGTCGGCCACGGCTTTTCGAACGCCGACGAATATGTGATCGGCTCTGACACGTACAAAATGTTTCCGAATTTCGCGGTGCTGAAGCAGGTCTAGGGGAGAGATGAGCGATTCGCCGGGTCAACTTTTCAAGCTTCGCTTAGGAGCAATCGCTACGCACACGCCGTCGAACATCACGGCGGGTTCGTTCGATGGCACCGAGGGCGTGCGCCGCAATGGGAAGTTTCTGGCCGGGAATGTTGGCGTCCCGCAGCCTGCCATCTCAATCGCGAACCTGAATCTTTCCGGGAGGCACAGAGAGACGTTCGGCGGACGGCTCTTCGAGCGCGTGATCGTCATCCCGCGGACCGACGCGCTCGGATTCGTTTTGACTGCGACGCAGTTTTCCATCGAGGTCTGGAATGCGTTTCGCGATTCCGATCAGACTCTCGAAACGATCACCATCACCGGCATCGGCGGTCTCACGCTCTCCGATCCCCACGGAGAGCCGCTGATTTTCGGCGCGCTTGGCTCATACGTCTATCAGGCGACCGTGCCGTCCGCGGGTCCTGCTCAAATCGATCAGGACGTGGTGTTCGCTTTCCTCTCCGGCATCGGCGGTGCCGACTGCCACGTTACCGGCTCGCGGATCACGCTCTTCTCCGTCGCGCCGGACTGGAACGAGGGGATGGAGGAAAGCATCGAGTTCCTCACCGACGTCCTGAAAAAATACAGCGACAACGAAATGCGCCGCGGCCTGCGTCAACTCCCGCGCCGCGCGATGCGCTATCGCGCTCTAACGCTCAACGCGCGCGACGCCGCAGGGATGGAATCGCTCGTGTGGGGTTGGCAGAACCAACCCTACGGCGTCCCGTGGTGGCCGGACGCGCAGCCTCTCGCAGCGGACATCGCGCCGGGGACGTTCTCCATCCCGGTCAACACGGCCGATAGACTTTTCGCTCCCGGCGGTCTCGTCTGCATTTGGGTCGATGAGTTCACCTTCGAGGCGCTCGACATCCAGAGCGTCACGCCGACCGCGGTGACGGTCTCTTCGCCGACGCAGTTCGCGTGGACCGGCGGACCCGGCACGCGCGTCATGCCGATCTTCCTCTGCAGGCTCCCGAGCAAAGTTACGGTGAGGCGCCACAGCAGTGAAATCGACCAGATTGATCTGGACTTCATCGGCGAGGCAGGACAACCGGCTCCGGCTCCCACCACGTCGCCGACGCAATACAAGGGATTCGACGTGCTGGAGGTCCCGCCGAACTGGGCCGCGGCTCCGCTCTCCCGCGACTACAACCGCTCGCTCGTGACCATCGATCCGAAAATCGGACCGATTGAAGTCATCGACAAAGGCGGCACGGCCGTGGTGGGGCAGGAGTTTCCGTGGTGGCTCGACACACATCCGAACATCACGGCGTTTCGCGCGTTCATCCTCCGGCGGTTCGGCCAGCTTGTCCCATTCTGGATTCCGACGTGGGATCAGGACCTCGTGCTCTTTCAGGACCTCGGGGCGACCGACTCCGGCATGCGGATCAAATCGGAGTTTTACACGCGGTTCTTTTTCCCGAATCCTTCACGGCGCTTTGTGGCGCTCATCCCCACCGACGGCTCCGGCAATGTGTACCGGAAAATCACCGCGGCGCACGACAACGGGGACGGCACGGAAAATCTGACGTTCGACGCGCTTCCGGGGAAGAACTTCCCGAAGGCGACGACGATGGTGTCTTTCCTCACGTTCGCGCGGCTCGGCGAGGACCGCGTTTCGATCAAGTGGGATAGCAGCGAGCACGCCGAGGCGCTGCTCTCGCTGCAGGAAGTTCCGCGGGAGATTCCCTCATGAGTTTCGACTCTCTCGAAAAATCGCAATTCGGCGGTCTCCCCTACGAACTCTACCTGTTCCAGACGACGGGGATTTCCTACGCGCTGACGAGTTCGGAAAACCCCATCACCTATCTCGGGGAGCAGTACTCTCCGGCGACGATCACGCGCACCGAGGTCGACAGTTCGAACGAGGTTGTCTCCGGGCAGATCAAGATTTTTCTCCCCGTGGACCATCCCCTCGCGGAACTGCTCATTCCCTATTTGCCGTCCTCTCCAATCGGGGTGACGGTCTACGGCTCGCACTACGGCGACTCAGAGACGGTGGTTCTCTTCACTGGGGTCGTGGCGTCGGCGCGGTTCACGGATCAATGCGAGATCACCTGCAATTCCGCGCAGTACCTGCTACAGCGGAAGATCCCTCAGCAGCTTTACCAGGCACCGTGCTCCCACATTTTTGGCGACGATGGTTGCGGTGCAGACCTCACCGCGCACACTTATTCCGGCACAGCGACGGCCATCGACTCGACCGGCACGATCCTGACGATCCCCGCCTTCGCTTCTCTTCCCGATTCTCTCCGCGGCGGCTATCTGAGGCACGGGAACGATTACCGCATGATCGTGGACCACTCCGGCTCGACGGTGACGCTCATCTCGCCGTTCGCGGGGATGACGGCTCCGACCGCGGTCGCAGGGACGGCGGGTTGCGCTCTCGACTTTTCGACGTGCCAGCACTACGGGCGCACGTCCAGTTTTCTCGGGTTCGATCTGATTCCGATTGTGAACCCATTTGACGGAAGCGCGAGCATCGGGTGATGCGCGCGGCTTTCAGAAACGTGAGGTGACGTCTTCTTCTGGCTACTCTTACTGCTCTTCGTCGCCACGACCGTAGTCGGCGCTCTGCTCGCCCCACACCCACAGGGGCCGCAGCCGTCGGCGCTCGGGGACTTCTCCGTCCCCACGGCCGAAGAAGGCCGCGCGATCCCGGTGGTGTACGGAACCTGCATGATCAAAGGCGGAAACACCGTTTGGTGGGGCGACCTCAAATCGAAGGCGATAAAAGTCGGCGGCGGCATTCTCGCGCTCGGCCGAACGCAGACGAGTGGTTACCAATATTTTCTTGGTTGCCAGTTCATGCTCTGCCACGGGCCGGTCGACGCGCTCGTGGACATTCAGGCGGACGTGAAAAGCATCCCCCGGACGCCGTCGACTGTCCTCAACGGAAACGGCTCCGAGGACTACATCAAAGTCACCACGAACGCTCCCTATCTCTTCGGTGGAACGGGTCCGGGCGGCGGCGGCGGCATCGCGGGGATCATCGACTTCTATCGCGGTCTCCCGACGTCGCAGCCGAACGCGTACCTCTCGGCGAAGCAGAGCCGGATCATCACCGACCAGTCGGGCATCGGCTTTTCATTCCACGGCGTGGGGAACGGCGGGATCACCGCGCTCTCCGCCGGGACGAGCTCGCTTGAAGAAACTTTCACGATCACTTTCGCAGGCATCGACACCAACTCGTCGCACTCCACTTTCCAGAAGGCGAGATTCGACGTTGTCGGTTCCATCTCCGGCTCGATCTCGAATCAGGTCGCCAATGCCGAAGGGTCCCATGCGTGTTGGGCGGATCAGGCTTTCCAGTCGGCACAGCTGAACATGACGATTCAGACCGGCTCGACGCAATACGTATCCGGCGACGTTTTCACGATCAAGACGCTGCACTCCCACGTCGCTCCGTCCTACCGGAATCTGTGCTACGCCGTTTTCGAGCAGCTGTACGTCGGAACTTCGAACTACCTGAAGCCGCTCGCGTTCGTCGTTCGGCGCTGTCCCGATCCGTTGGCGCAGGGCGCTGGAGTCGCGAACATCAACGGCGACGCGAACCCGGCGCTGATTATTTACGACCTGCTCACAAACGTGGACTACGGTCTCGGCATCCCGCCTTCCTCCATCGACGCGACCGCTTTCCAAGCCGCGGCCGTCACGCTCTCCACCGAGGGTCTCGGCGTCTCGATGCAGTTCGACACGCAGGCGAGCGCCGACCAGCTCCTCGGCGAGGTGCTCCGGCATTGCGACGGTCTCATCTACACCGACCCGGCGACGGGATTGTGGGAGATCACCCTCGCGCGCGGTGGCTACGATCCGACGACGCTCCCTGTGCTCACCGTGGACTCCGTTCTCGGCACGCCGGAATTCTCCCGCGGCTCGTGGAGTGAAACGACGAACCTCGTCACGATCAAGTTCACCAGTCGGTCGAACAACTACAACGACCGCGTGGTGCGCGCCTACGACGCCGCGAACATCAACGTCACCCGCGAGGTCCGGCCGCAGGACATCACGTTCGCGGGGATCAGTTCGGAGACCACTGCCGCGCTCGTGGCGATGCGCGTCCTGAAGACGCTCACCTATCCGCTCTCAAAAATTAAGGTCGTGGCGGACCGGAGCGCGTGGAAGTTCCGTCCCGGCGGTCTATTTAAGTTCACCTGGGTTCCGCTCGGCATCGTGAATCAGGTTTTTAGGATCACGCGGATCGGCTACGGAAGTCTCACCGACGGGAAGATCACCATCGACGCGGTCGAGGATATCTTCGGGATCAGCAGCACCGCGTTCGTCGCTCCGCCGTCCTCGGGGTGGGTGAACCCGATAGGGACACCGCTCGCGAACACCTACGAGCAGGTGGTGGAGGCTCCGCTTCACCTTCTGGCGCAGGCAGGTCTCAGCGGAATAATCGTGATGACGATGGCCGCTAAGAACCCGGCGACCGGGGCCACGAATTACGAAATTTGGGCCGACGTCGGCGCTGGCTATGTTGACTCGAATCTTCAGGGAAGTTTTTGCCCGGTCGGAATTCTTTCAGCGGACTACCCGCTGCTGACACCTGCGAACGATCCGACCGGCTTCACTCTCTCCGCGAGCGGAGGCATCGATCTCATTCTGCTCTCGGCCTGCACCAGCGCGGAATTGTTTCAGGGCGTCAACCTTTGCATGATCGACGGCGAGATCATGGCTTGGCAGACGCCGA